TCAAAAAACGGCGTCGATGTGTTTATGACACGTCAAGCAGATTGCGTAATATTCGCAATTCGTGGCACTCAATTGAATCTAATCGACCTAGTAAGAAACCTAGTCTGGTGGCCTAGATCGCTGGGCGGTATTGATGCTCATGCGGGTTATGCTGATGGCTGGCAGGGAATCGAAGACTGGATAGATATTGCTAGACGCGACTTAGGTATCAAAGACCGAATAAAACCTGTGCTGCTCACCGGGCATTCAGCGGGCGGTGCAATCGCCCTAATCGGTGCTGCTGAGTTTTTACGAAAAGGCTGGCCAATAGTCGAATGCGTGACGTTCGGCGCACCACGGACAATCAGCGACGATATGATCAATGATATGGGGTTTATCACGACTCAGTATGTTCACGCTCGCGATCCTATACCGTCATGGCTCGGTCACACTGATTACAGGCACGTTAGAAAAGTGTACGTTGGCGGCTCGGAGTCGTCACCCTGGTGGAAGAAGTCGCTAGATTGCCACGGCATTGATTTGTACAAGAAATTAACAGGAGAAAGAGAATGAGAGTTTATTTTCACAAAGACCCACGAAAGGCAGAGATGGAGCCTTTCTATCTGAAGCGATACAAGGGAAACTTTGGCGAGCTCTACGAAATCAGAAAGAACCAGATGCCAAGAGGATCGGCGTATCGTCGGCTAAATGCTTTAGAGTGGAAAGCGAACTACAAGAAGTTGCAGCAAGCTAATGTTACCGCAAAGCTTTTGCTTGATGAGGTTAGAAATGCAAAAACATCAACCTAAAGGCGGAATGTGCGGGTCTTGCACTAAAGCGCTAAGCAACTGCTCAAGCCTGCACTTTGAATCAATGCCGGTGATAGCCAAGTCCGGTGATACGGTTATTGTTCGGTGCACTGAGCATCGGAAAATAAAAAGCCCCAGTTAAGGGGCCATCTCTCTTTGACGCAATAGCGATATACGCTAGACGACTGGGTGGGGTGCGTCGCCCTTATCCAATCCGGTTTGATTATTATACGCCTAGCCCTTCTTTTTATTCCAGTCGCTAGCCAAGTGACGTCCAACATAGAACCCGATAGCAGCAAGCGCAGGCACACTCATCTGGCTGATGGCGAACGTGATTGATTTAACCTCGCCAAATCCCCATACCTCAAACCACACATTCATAAAGATCATTGCAAGCCAAGAGTAGACCACCGGCAAGCATATCAATCGGCGGCTAATGCTCTGAGTAGTGGATTCGTTAGCGGATATTTGGACGAACTGAAGGTGAAGCTTTTGTAGCTTGGCGTGATAATCTGCTCTTTCCTCATCCGTAAAAACAAGCTTATCAAGCCCGGAGATTCCAGCATCAACAACCTTTTCTACCGATTTAGAGTTACCACTTAGAAATCCCCACACGCTCATGCCACCACCTCGTATTGAGTTTTTAACCTGCCAAACATGTTACGCACCTTGCTGGCCTTAAGCTTCTGTCTTGTGGCAACCGCATCATTGACCGATGGAATGGAAATGTGTACCCAGCTATCGAACTCTTGAATGCACTGGTTAAACCATCGATCACTTTTGTCCACAATAAAGTCAAATAGATGCTGAGGCGATAATCCAGATGCTCGAATATCCGCAGCCAATCCTTGCATATGGTGAGAGTTTTTAGAACCGCCAATTGCCTTGTTTAGCTTTGGGGATCGGTAGCCTGATGAAATAGTGATGGACACATCTCGACCGTGATACTCACTCAACTCATCACGCAGGGATTGAAGCCAGTGAGCCAAAGATACAATACTCTTCAGCTCATAATCAGGCACAGAGTTATCAATGCCTCGGCGTGTCGCCTCTTGCGACGCCTCAAATTCCCATAAGGAGAAGTTTCTGGTTATATCTCCCATTATTTGCTGGCCTTCTCTATTTCAAGTTTGTTCAACTCAATACTAAGCCTAACCTCTTCAATCTGAAGCTTGATAAGCTCTGTGTCCTTTTCGATAGTGAGCATTATGGCAAGCATTATACCCATCGAAATAGTGATGATTACAAACGGGATAGTGTTCTTATCCATATCAAATCAACCTCTGCCGAGTCACCATCTGAATACGATCTTCAGAAGGCGTATAGCGAATAGAGTTACCCTGCTGCTGATGATAAAAGGCGTATTGCTTGGCGTTGTCCTTGGTCCTCTTCTCGCTCTTAGGGTCCTCTGGCTCAATCTCCAGGCCGATCTTCTCCAAGGTCATACCGCTCAGCTCACGAAAGCGCTTTACCAGAAAATGACAGTACCCAAAAACTTCGTATTCCTTCCGCTCAATGTCGCTTAAACGATCTAATTCTATTTTCACTGCTAAAGCCTTTTTTAATGTCTGCGTAAATAATAGTTGATTTAGTAACGCCGGTCTATTACTTTAATTGGTAACAAAGATATATTACCTAAGGGGTGAGCCATGAAAAAGAAAAACGACTTCCTAACAATTGACTATGCGTTCTCAACCAAGCTTAAGAGTAAAAAGGGAATGGCAACCCGTGACGATAGAGTTCATTACCAGCACAGGCCTCAGATTAGCACCGTGGGAGAAGTTCGAGTTATTCAGAGGGGTTAATTAAATAAATGCCCTAAGGAAAATCCCTAGGGCACAATATTCTCTACACAAATGTTCTTGCATCCTCAACCCAAACACCAGCACCTATATGGGTTAAAGTTATATTGTCCCATTGACTTACCGATGTGAAATTACCGGAAAGAAGCAAAAATGCATTGTCTGAAAGGGTGACACCAGCTGCTGCTGCGTAAATCTTAATTGTCGTTCCATCTGGAAATCTATCAGCTGCGGACTGATTTATTCTGGTAATAAGAGCGGCGCCGCTAACAACATACTTATTCCCATCCCTAGACAAAACCATTTGAGATGCAGCCACCCCATCTGTTCCGAAATTATCAGAAAAAACACCCTTCATAACAGCCTTCGACTCATTAAGTCTTGCCGGTTGAGCTATTGGTAAGTGAAACCCGGTAACTGCAATAGGCATTGTAAGCGTAATGCTAATCGGCGATCCTGTTGTATTATTCATAGATAGCCCGACCCTAATGTAGGGAGGAGAATCTGGGGTGTCTTTGATGTGCCCAAGCCAGATAGTGCTACCGTCGCCCGGGTGTGGCTGGCCTGCAGTAATCCCTGCACCCGCATCAGAAAACCATGAGACGGCAGACAGCGGGGATGAGCTACCAATATAGCATCCCATTGTGAAGGAGTTACCACCAAAGAAGGCCGGTGAAAATTGCTGATATATAGTAGATACGGTACCAGCTGGGATGGTTACTGTTAGTGTTTTTGCACTCTCCAAAAATATAGAATCTGATACAGATAGACTTACGCCAACGCCTGTTACAACCCAATCTTCAATAGATGAAGCTGTAACTTTAGAGAAATTTGCATTCTTTATTAAGTTGTCTGTGCTTCTGACAGGTTGTGGGGTTTTTGAGCTATTAAATGTTATGGAGTTTCCGTTGCCTTCATCTATTATAAGCCCCGCCGCACCAAGCCCTCCAATAGAGCAATCTGAAGTTCCCGCACCACAAAAAACAACCGGTACATTTATGTCAACTGAAGGCTGCTGTGTTGCCTCTAATCTTCCGTCAAATACAATATTAGAACTTCCATCAACAAAAATAGATCCCTCAGTGGTTGACGATATTTCAACACTTGTACCTATAAATCTATTGTCGTTTGATATTGCCCCCTCCGACCTAATTCCATTAGTGGCAGTTCCTCCATTTATTGCGCCGCCCTCCCATTGATTTGTGCTGCAAAATGACCCGCTTAAATCCGTGTCAATATGAACACCAATATTGGCAAACCTACTTCTTATATTAAACTTACAATAAGCAATAAACCCGCTATTTGCCGCAAAAAGCTTATGACTTGTTCCCGACTGGAAATTGTGAATCAATATGTTTTCGGCAACCCCTCCGTTAATTTCGTTACCATCTCCATTTATAAACAGCCCAGAAGAGGCCGTAGAGAGCTCATCAAGAATCGCAAAATCCTTAACCCTAAAGCCAGAACCATTTACAGATATTGCATCGCCGACACCACTATAAGAAAACACGGTTGCATCGTTACCGGATGGAGCTAAATTCGGATTGCTACCAACACCTTCACCGAGAAGCGCTTTTGATGCTGGAATATTTATTGTTGATGATATTTTATAGCTCCCAATAGGGGCCGTAACCACACTATTTGCAGCTATTGCCGCAGCTATTGCCGCATCATTATTCAATGCGTCAGATGATGGGAATGCTCCATATTGACGAATAGATAGGCTTCCATTTGTTTGGATTAGCGCAGTATTCCCATTACTTAACTGGTGATCCCCAAATCCATCAACTACCTTCGGAGAATCAACAACATAAAAAGCCTGGCCGCCGTCTCCAATTAAATTGTACCCCTTAGTTACCGCAACAATCCCAACAGACAAATCTGACGCCTTTAAATCGGCAACGCTATCAAAAACATAAATAATTGAGTCTGATGGTATAACTCCATCAGGAAGTTGAGATATTGGGACATTTTCAAACCCTGAAAGGTCTTGCTTCCAGCGAATAAATTGCCCAGCAATAGGCGGCTCTGAAGTTAATCCAGAGGTTCCCTGTGAGGCCTGGCCAAATACAACAGCCTTTCTTGCAAGCTCTAAAACCTGCTTAATCTGTGCGACCTGCCTATCATTGTCATTATTAACAGTAACCGGAAGAAAATCACCGTTCTGCTGGTAGTCAACTGTTCGGTCATAAGGTATTCCAGAAACAATACTTACTGCATCTCCAGCAGACAGAGGAGTATTGAAAGTAATAAAGCCTCCACCCTCATCGCCAACCGTTGCCGGATCAACAACATAATCAGTGGTCAAGTCGGCGCTATCGTCTGGAGACTGGCCGAAAGGCGTCACATAAACATCTAGCTCATCTCCGCTGAATATCTTAAATGTGTAATTAAATACCACTTGTCCAGCAGTTGCTGTGTACTCGTCGCGGCTTGGATTGTTTGTAATTGTCATTTGACCCCCGAAAATTCATTAATGCCGCCTTCGATCTTATCAAAAGCCTGCCTCATAATTGATAGATTTTGCATTGGTATAAGCCGTCTCAAAGCCCTTGTGTCTGATTCCGTCCAATCCTGACCGCTGGATACTCCGTTGGCCGCTCTAACTGCATCATTGATCAATCCGAACGTAGGGCCAACCGCACTCTCTGCGACTGATCTAGATGCATAGCGAGAGGCCGGCGCCGATATCCCTAGCATTGGCCTAAGCCCTATATTGTTAGAGCTTATCTTCTCCATGGTGTTGTTCATCTCCATGAGAATCCCCAGCGTTCCAGATCGGTCGATACCCTCAACAACCAAAGCCGTTGGGTCAGTCTCAATTGGTCGGCCAGCATCCCACTGCTTAAACGCATAAGACATCATCCCCAGCGATACCAGCCCTAGCATGCCCTGCATAAAGTGGGCATCTCTACCCTGCAATCCACCAATTAGAATTCTTTGAGTGGCAGACAGCATAAAGGTCTTGAACTGGAATATAGTCTTGCCCATCTCTGTTGACATAAACAAGGGCTTTTCCTGTCCGGGAACAATAATAACCCGATCAGACTCATTACGAACCGCTGCTCGCCATATCCCTGCAAGGTCTTGGCTTTCCCAGTTGTCAGCATTTGCAACCCACACATTATCAATCTTCTTGGCGTGCTTCTTGAGCTCTTTAGCGATTGCGCCTGACGTACCCTCATCAATTCCAAGCTGTTTCAATCGCGGGTCATACTTACCTTTTGATAGCTCATCAATAACACGGGTTTGCATGGTTACAGCGTGAAGCTGCTTAACGCCTGACGTCCAATGGTTCATTAGATTGATAGTGCTGAACTTTCTCGCCGCTGTATTTACGCCGCGCTCAAAGGCTGTTCCCCCTCTGGAGTAGTCGCCAATATCCGCTAGAATCTCAGCTCGCCCGCCCATTAATGCATCAATCCCCACGCCGTAAGCCTTAGCCTCTTTCGCTGCAATCTTAAAGCCTGACAAGTTATTAGCCAGCGGAACAAGTCCGCTCTTAAATGTTCTAGCGATGCCCTCTGATCCAATGATTCTGGCAACATCAGGGATAGATGCCGCAACCACGCCACCAAGCAAGCGCATATAGTTTAAATCGCGCATCACACGCCCAGCTCTTACCCATGGATTATCAGCGTCCGCTATATTGTAAAC